GCCCGTAGAAAGTCCGTAGGGCTTGCCGCTGCCGTTACCGCTGATAACAGCTGTCTCCGCCTTAAGTGCGAAGTTATCAACCATCTGAGTAATAACCTCGTTCTCGATGTCAAACTCATTCTGATTGATAAGTTCAAGCGAGATCTTAGCCAGTGCAGCCAGCTTGTGATGACCGATGTCAACAGTAGTAAACTCTGTGTCGGAGCTTGTTATCTCGTTACCCTCATCAACCCATTCAGCAGTGATCTTCTTAGCATCGTTAAGCACGATCTGCTTGTAAACGCCCCTTGAATTAACAATGCTTATCTTTGACAGAATGTCACATCTTGCAACTATTTTTCTGATTATATCCTCGGAGTAATCCGCAGGAATAACGCCTGCCGGTGTGCCTGTATAGCCGCTGAGTGAGCCTCTTGTCTCCATCGGAGTTCCGTATCTGAGATAATCCGCAAAAGCCTTGTGCGAATCGGGTACAACAGCCGCCCTTTCCTCAACAACAGTTTCGGTCTCGGCTATATTCTCCATAGACTGTGAACGCTTTTCAGTTTCGATCATACGATCAATCTCCTCAACCCTTGCACGGTTTTCATCGAAAACAGCATTTTCTTCATCGGTCAGACCTCTCTTTTCAACCTTCACGCCTTCAAGCAGGTCTGCATTGAGCTTTATAAGCTCTGCTCTTTCTTCATTAAGTTTCTTTAAATCAAACATACAAAATCCCTCCATAGGTCTTGACTTAAATATTCGTATATGCTATAATATGCTGTGTCCCGTGAAGATACACTACCTTTTTCAATATTCATTGCAGGTAACACCGTTGAGCAATCAGCGGTGTTATTTGTTTTTACAGCATATGTCCCGCACCATAACCGCTCCGGACTTTCCTTTTCACCGCAGCTGAACGGGATAAGTCCATTGCTATTTCCCGGGCAGCATTCTTGAAATCCTGTACAGCAGGATCAACAAGATATTTTTCAGTCAATATCTCCATGGTTTCAGCGAATATTTCGGGATATTCTCTTTTTATTTTTTTTCTTGAATAGCCGTCAAGAAAACCGCAGGAATACGGAATAAATTTCCGTTCACCATATTCATCGTAAATATACGATGTCTTTTCCCACTCTTTAATGCCTGTCTTTTCTTCAAGCAATCCATAAAATATGATCTCAGCCGCTAAAATTATATATCCCGTGTCTTTTCCTATACGCCTTGTTTCTTCAATTACCTTCGGCATAATATTCACTACCTTTTAGAATTTTATTATCGTACACCCGACCTCGGGAGCGTTAAGCACTTCATTTTCATTCAGTAAGTACATAGCATTGATGAGTGCAACCACCATATCGACCTTACCCGCCGAACGCTTCTTGTTGACATACTTGTTCAGATTCGTATCTTCAACACACCTTGCATTTGAGAAATTTTCTTCAAGAAGCCTGTTCCTCTCATAGCAGAACTCACCCTTCAGGATCATCTCTTTCAGCAATTTTGTCGCAGGGTGTAATATCTTTGAATGCTGTATGACCTCGACACACTGAACGGGATTGTCAGCCCCTTCCAGTTTCTGCACCGTTGACATAGCATTGTACCTGTCATATCCGCAAAACGCAATCTTTACACCTAAATCTCTTTCAAGTGAAAGTATGTAGCTTTCCACCATCGAATAATCAATAACCTCACCGGGACAGGCGACACAATCACCATTCCCGACAGCCCTCTTGTAATCAAAGTTTTCTTTGTCGGTTTTCCTCGGAATGTTGTCCTCCGGAATGAACCCCAGTACACGGGCATAGACAATACCGTTCCACAAAGTCACCATCGCAACGGCGGTGTTATCCTCAGTCTGTGACAGGTCAAGCCCCAGATAAACAACTTTACCATTCCAGAAATCGTTATCCCGTTCAATCGCACACGGTGTTACTTTTTCAATCGGGATATATCCCTCAGTTCCGAGACCTTTGTAAGAGATGTTGCAGTGCTTGCAGAGAAAATTCTCTTTGTGGTTTTCAAACTGCCGTGCCATCTCCCGCTTAGTCCGTAAATCGTCCATCATCCCGGGCTTATCCAGTGCCGCAGGGTTTGCCTGATACAGCACACGGTCGTCCGTCTCCCAGCCTTTTATCAATTCGTCGTCAGGCTCATACAGCAACGCAAAATAATTGCCATAGTCTTTCAAGCCGTCTAAAATATCCTTTGCAAACTTAACTCTTTCGTCAAAATCATTGTTTTCTCTCGGGTATCTTGTAGAAATGATGATACCGAGCTTGTTTTTGAGAATGATCTGTGATGAAGTCATAGCCTCTACAGGGTAAGAGTCCATAGTTCCGTCTTCATCAGCGAGAAAAGCATTAGCCAGCTTACCGTCAAGGCGGTCGTTTGAATATGCAAGCGGCGTATATTCCGTGTTAGTCAGCTTGCAGGTTATCTTTTCACGGGTTATCTTGAAATGTTTGCACAACATCGGCGAAGATAACACGATCTTCCGCACAGCTTCCCGCAATTCGCAGGACAGCTTATAATCCGGAGCAACCGAAAACAGCCTTGAAAACTTGTTTTCAGTCAACAGCAGAATAATAAATATCACCGCACTGGTAAAGGTTTTGAAGTTCTTTCGTGCTATTTCCAGAATACCGACCGTATACTTCCGCCGTTCCTCATCGGTAAAAGTACACAGCACAGCGGTAATAAACAGCATTGCATAATCTTCAAGCCCCTCATACATGCTCACGCCCAGATCAGGATGTACCATCAATTTAAGCAGATTAGCAACTTTTATATACTTGCTTTCCGAGACGAACCCGTCCGCAGTGCCGTCCGCAATGTCAAGCCATTGTCTGCACTGCTTTTTGACATATTTTCCAACCCTGCCCGAATCATCGTTTGCACACCTCAACGCATACTGATAAGCCCGTGAAGCCTTTATTATATCCGACACTACCCATCACCATTCAATCTTTTATAAACGCCTTTCCACTCCTCCCGGAGTTGTTCCTTGCTTTTATCGCTGCTCAGCAGAGAGCAGACCACATTGTCGATCAGGTCAAGAACCTCAGTTTCTTTCCAAGCCCCGACACCCAGAGAACGAATGTCATAATACAACCCCGATACAAAGTTATTATCCATCAAACCGCCCTATACAGGGAGCGACTCATTTTCGATTATGCCCGTTTCTTCAAAGTAATTATTTCAATCCACGCTCCCCGCACGGGGCGACTGATATAGGAATTTTGTAGTTTTGGCGGTTTAATGTTTCAATTCACGCCCCCCTATACAGGGAGCGACATTTATGCGGGTTTGGTGTGTTTGATTTATTGGAATTTCAATCCACGCTCCCCCCCGATGCAAAGGTATGAAAAAACCGCACCCTCGTCAAAGGGTACGGTAAAAGAAAGAAAAATAGGAGGACATCTATGTCACAATAGGAAGTTGTCAGTGATAAGAGTGCGGCGGAAGGAACGAACCGCCGCACCTACAAAGGAGCTACTTTGCCATGATCAGCCCGAAGTAACAAGTTATTATACCACACCGCATGCAATAAGTCAAGCCCCTAATAACAAGTTATTATACCACACCGCATGCAATAAGTCAAGCCCCGATTGAAAAAATCCTGTTCATATCCACATCACCCTTTATCCCGTCAACAGCACCCTTCCAGGAATACTGCCATATATCGTAACGGCGGCACTGTTTCGGCATAACATCCTCGACCCGAGCGACCCATATATGATATTTCAGGTAAATGTCATCTTCAATGTTGCTTCCGAAAAAAGCGTCATAGCTGTAAACGCCTGTATCAAAACCGCAACTCCGTATGTTGTCGCAGAACGCCCGCACCATATCGGAGCAGACAGCCTTTGAACATTTAGCCTGCTTACTTTCTTCAATGTCAAAGAAAAGCGGCAGATCAAACTTCCTGTTGCCGATAATTTTCACCATAGCTTCAGCTTCTCTCGCAGCATCGGCAGGAGTAGTCGCATAGCTGTAATGATAAGCCCCGACCCTGAACCCCTCAGCCCGTGCCTTATCATAGTTTTCATAGAATCGTTTGTCTATCTGTTTCTGCGAATAGAACCCGAACCCCGTTCTCAGGAAAACCGTATCAATCCCGCTGTCCCTGACCTTCTTGAAATCAACAACACCGTTATGATGTGACAGATCAATTGCCTTTATCATTCTTTTTATCCTCCCTCTTTTCCTCTCCGTCCAAAAAATCAATAGCTTTAGTAAAAATCCTCTGCACTCTCTCCGGAAGAATACCCATACGACCCGTATTCTCCATAATCGACATAGCTTCGGTTGCGATCAACGCCCCGACAACAAGCGACATTATCCCGATACCCGTTGCAAGTTCAAGCCGATACGCAACAGCCGCCAGAGCAAGCTCGGCGACCTTCTTGACGATACCTTTCAGCCCGACCGCAGACGATAAGCCGCCGCCTTTGGTCTTTGTGGACTTGTTGAATACCGCCGCAAGCAGAATACCTGTTATGTAGTCGATTATCATAAATATTATCAGCGTGGTAAGCAAATCGCTCCAACCGCCAAACAGCATATTTATGAGATACCCCAACAAACCGCCCGCAGCGGCTATATGCAATTTGCTATTCATAAAACCACCACGCAGTCAGTCAATCGGATATTTTATCACCAAAGGCACAGTCGGATAACCTGCCGCCGTACTTGCAGCACAATAAACATTTTGTATCTCGTCCCAGAAATCGCCTGTAGTCATATCGGTAAAATTACCATAATACGATATTACGGGAATGTGTGAACTCGAAAAATTAAATCCCGCTGTTGTTGTCTGCCTGTCTCCGTCCTTTTCCACCCATACATTACGAGGCTCATATGTGTCTTGTGTATGCCATTCCTGATACGATAAATTCATAGTAAAAGACAGGTCGGTATAATAGTCATAGCTGCCCCAGCTGGTGCTATAAGCGGGATTGCCGAGCCGGAAATAAGTGCAGCTTGAACTTGCTACACTTTCAATTTTGTAATCGCCCTTCCGCTTATAAATAAACGCACTTGAATAACTATCTGTACTCCAGCCGCCCCAGTCTTCATTGACATTTCCGGTCATATTGAACCAACCCGCATAAATTGGGGCGTTATTCTTATACATCACCTGTACAGCCGCAAATCTTGCCTGCGGAGGCACTAAGTACATTCTTGTTTCTGTCTGTCTATCGTATATAGTAGTGAAAAGGCTTTGCGTATTACCATATACCTGTGATTGCTGACCTTTTATAAAATTTCCGTCATACAAGAGACAAGCCCCTATTTTCACAGTGTATGTATTATCAATAACAGCGGTATAAACAGGCACATAATTATCCAGTATAAAATGAAAAACGCTGTCCCGATAACCACCCCCGCCGCCCTTCCTCCGACCCAGAGCGAACCCGACCGCAAAACTTGCTATATCCATAATCAACCACTACTCCAGTCAGCCCCGTACTTCTGCCGGATAGCTTCAAACTCCCCGATAACAACATCATGCGGCACGATGTAGAGTTTCTTATCACCATCAAACCCGATATGCCGCAATTCATGTTCAACAAGAATTTTCATCTTGTTATCGTCAAAACCCTCACAGTTCGGTGTGTATATCACAATAGCGAAGTCATAACCGCTTATAGCCCCGTACATCTCCGTAACCTTAATGCATTCACCATAAACAGCGTGACCGTCTTTCATTTTCTTCTTATCACAAGTAAGATATACAACAGCAACACCATCAATGAACGCCAAATCATCAACAGTGTGAATCACATCTTCCGCAATTGCTTTTATAGCATCTGATTTTTCGTACATTCGACACACTCCTCTACACGCTCATAAACGCCCCATATGAGCAATGTTACCCTCAGTAATGAAATTATACTACCCGCACTCCACACACGCCGTCAGCGGCGTTCTACAGCGTAATACGGGCATTCTGCAATAACCACTCAATCATTTCTTAAACATTCTTTCCACAGCCCCGATACTGAACACCTTGACATAGTCGCCGCCATTCTCCGCCCAGTCCCCGAACTGATCTTCGGTGTCGGTATCAAGCATAAGCAAGAACCGCCCACCGTCACCGTAATCGGTAATAGCACCCCGTATATCGTCCAGTGTCAGCGTTCCTTTCGCTTTGGTTATGTTATACCCATCGTCCCGATAATCAAATTCAATTGATATTCCTTTTTTCATTCCTTGTTACCTCATCATTCAAGGAAATATGTGAAAATCAGCTGCCAAATAGCTTGTCCTACAATGTACCCACATATCCCACCGAAAACAAAATCCCCCAAAAAGTCATTCCCCTTTTTCATTTTCATCACCCCATAAAAAAAGCACATAGCCTCAGCTGTGTGCTTTATTGTCGTTTTCAGTTGACTGAAAAATCAATCAGAGTATTCATACTCCGGCTCTGTCCAATCGTCTTCTTCATCTTCGTCATATGCTTCTTCAGGGACTATAACATCGGGATCTTTTAATGCCGCCATAATAGGGTGTTCTTTCTTGAATAATGTTCTTTCGCTATCGGTCATATTCCAGTAATCAGTCCAAAGATTGTATATCTTTTTTCTGTCAAAAGAGAACTCCCACAAACCTTCTACATCCTCATCATAATCGACAAGCCATATTTGCTTCCCTTTTTCCCTGCAAAAAATCCTTTTCATTATTTCGCATATCCTCCGTATCCTTTTTGCTGCTTGTCAGCGGCAGTGTTTATATATCCCATCATCTCACGGAAGCCCTCAGCCTTCGGCAAATCTGACACTTTTATCATTGTCATGCCGCTGTATCTACCGTATCTTTTTTTGTCGCCGAACCTTTCGGACATTGTCGAGGCTTTTGTCATAGGTTTCCAGCCTTTTACACCTATTCCGTTTGTATAACGCACTCCCGGCTCTTGCTGAAGCTCTAAATAATACAGCTTTCCACCATCTTTTTTCACAACTGCACAATGCCGTGCGGCAGAAACAACATACTCGTCCCCTTCGCTGATATTAGTTTTAAGGAATTTCATTTTCTGCCCGGGTGTCATTGATTTGAGGAACGAATTATTAGGCGCAACGCTGTCTGTAAGCCCGCCTATTCTGTATCTGTTGTTGCTGGACATAATTTCCTGACTTTCGCCGCCTCTGTAATCTGTTACATCATACCCCGCCTTATTTGCGGCATATGCATAAGCTACTGATACACACGAACCTTTTGTTCGATCACCGCCGCCTAACTTTTCTATTATCTCACTTTCCGCAAGCGGTGTTTCTAACATTTGAACTTCCTTATATGCGACTTTGCTTTTCTTAAATGTGGCTATATCGGTTTTAAAACTTCCCCGCTCTGCACTTTCCATTGTACCACTATTTCCCGAATTTGTCAACCCGTTTCCTGAATTTGTCGCCTGTGAAGCGACATTTCCTGTCTGTACATCTATCGTAGCTGACGGTGTCTGACTGCCTACACCCGAAAAGCGTTTCAAACCGCCGTGTTTCGCATAATTATAATTGCCGTATTCGTCCGTATCGCCGCCCATAGCCTTAATGCGTTCCGCTGCCATTTTTCCGGCTGCCATTGAGCTTTTAGCAAGTTCTTTTTTATAGCCTTTGTAAACGCCTTTATGCCCTTTCGGTATCATAAGAACCGCACCGCCTCCACCACCGCCACCAGAGGTAAACCGTCCATTGCTCGGGTCGTGGTACGGATTGTAACGGAGTTCAAGCAGCTGCATAACCGCATCGTAATACGAATAGTCGGGTTTTGCTCTCTCTTCCTCAGCTGTCCCCTCGGCAGTCTCGTCAACAGTCTCAATTTCATCATCAACAAAATCCCTGATCTCAACAAGCTCCTGCCCACGCACCTCAACAAGCGTGCCGACATAGCACGGTGTCATATTCCCATCGATCAGGCTGACCTCTTTCAGGTCAAGTTCATTGACAATTCGCCTCGGCACATTGTCAGCACGGTTTTCAACTTTATCATCTTTGCACACAAAACCGAACGACCAGCCTTTTATCAATCCTCTGCGTGCTTTATCAATAACATCATTGTCGTAAATATCCGCAGCAGCTCTCAGCCCGATAGTGTCCTCACTCAGCTTCAGGTTACCCTCAGCAATACTTCCCAATTTCCTGTTGAAATTGTGGTTTTCCAGAATTTCAACATCAACACCATCACGCAGAGCCTGCCCGAACGCCCCCGCTCTTATCTGCTCCACACACTGCCCGATAGGCAGAACATTTATGATCTTGCTGTCACGCTCAACAGCATTCACATAACCCTCTATATGCACAGAATCAGCTCTGACTTCTACTTTCATTTTCATAGCACTCACCCTCTCAGTATCTCCAGCAATTCCGCAGTACCGTCACTTGCCTGCATAGCAGCATTCGCAATTTTAGCCCGTGACTGCGGCGACAAACTCAACTCATTACAACAGCGGAAATAACTCTTGCTGTAAGTGTTATATGCCGATATTAACTCCCTGTCCGCAGGGCTTTCACTCAACAGCTTTTCAACAGCGTTTTTCCGCTCCAGTGAAAAAGCATACTCCGCAATAATGTCAACATCGGTGTTCTGCAACACTCCCGACGGTTTCAGCAGTGCAACTACATTTCTGAAAATCTTTTTCTGCACCGCTGTCAGATGCTTCGGAGGCTTTATGTTGTCGTCCCCGCCGCCGAGCTTGTTCTCAAAGTCTATCCGTGCAGCTATCTCTGCTTTTGTCTGTGATTTGTCAGTCAGCACTTTTGCACTTTTTGCGGGTCTTGCCATAGTACCGCCTCCTTTCATTTTTGCATTATGCTCATTTTACAACTTTTTTCAGAAATGATGCGGGGCAGTGGTCGATTAAGGCTCTCCTGGAACGCTCTCAGCAGCCGGGGGGGTACTTTCCGAAACGACCAGCTCACGGAGGGTGTCTGCGGGTATGCTGCCGCACTCTGCTTTCTCGTGACAAGTTCCGCAAAGCGTGATAAGATTGTCCGTATCAGTCCGCAAAGAAAAATCTATGATCAGCGGAACGATGTGATGCACTTCCAGATCCTCGGATTTATAAATACCTTTGCTCAGACACACCCTGCACAAGTAGTTGTCCCGCCGCACTGTTGCTTCACGGACACGCTTCCACTTTGCGGACGATCTGAACTTTGTTATTTCGGTTTTCTCTTTTTTCGGTTTCGGCTTTTTCGGGCAGTCAATCCCTTTTGCGTGAACCCGTCCGCAGTATGCACACGATTTCAGCATTGTTATCACCCCATAATAAAAGCCCGCCGGTGGTCAGCCGGCAGGCATATTCAGGAGGACATCATAAAGCATCTATTGCATATCCTTTTTTCCTATTTTACATTATATCACGGATAAAATGTAACATTCAAGCACATGATGAAATTTTTTCAAAAATTTTCTGAAATATGTTTCAGTGCCGATTCGTGTATCCTCGTAATATGCTGCCGTGAATATCCCATAACCTCCGCAATGTCCTCCCACTTCTGATACATGATATAACGCCGTGTCAGAACCTCACGCTCATCGGGAAACTTTATAAAATCAATAGCCAGTTCCGCTTCAGTCCGAAGCAGCATGTAATTCTGAAAGACCCTGTCCGCCTGCTCCGAATACCACAACAGGGATATTATTTTATTTTCGCTGCCGTTGCCGCTGCTTTCAGACCTCTGACCGTCCGGAGTCCCCGCAGTAGGCGAGGTTATCATACCACGGAACTGATCTGCCTTATCCCGTGCGAGTATGTATTCCCGATACTTTACCCGCACCGCTTCAAGCTGTTGTTTTGCTTCCTGTGGTGTCATTTCTTGTCCCCCTCTTTTTGGCATTGTCAGCCTGCTTGATCTGAACAGCCTTGTCATACTCAAGCATAAACGCTCTGTATTTCCTGTAAACATCCGTCAGAGTTTCCTTTGCAGTCATACTTCACGCTCCTTTTTTACAGCGTATTCGTGCCACTCGTCAAGAGTGCTTTCGGGAATGTACTTTTTCAGCTCTATCTGATCCAGCCCGACATACAGCACACTGTTCGCCTTCATATCCTGAACCTGTGCCAGATGTACGAGCCTGCCTGTTTTCTCGTCCCTGTACAAAATATACTGCCTGAAAATATACGGCACTTTGTTGATGTAATGCATTTCATCTGTCACAAGGACGGTTTTGTTCAAGCAGGATATAATTTCATCTTTGGTCATCGTCAAGTCTCCTTTATCAGAATACCATGCACCCATGCCATCAGCTTGCGCTTTATCTTGTATTCGGGTGTCTTCACCCCCTTGACATCCTCGACCACAAACTCACCTTTTTCGTAGTATGTAAAGTCAGCGATATATGCACATTCTCTCAGTGTCACACCATACAGCTTTTGTTTCGGGATAAGCACAAACTTCACCTGACATTTCAGCTGTACTATCTCGCCTGCCTTCTCCAGCAGCAAAAGCTCCCTGTATCTGTCAGCTTCCTTCTTGCTGTCGAAAGTCATACCGTTTACGGCGGTCTTTTTTGCCTTGTACTTGTAATACTTCTGTATTTTCATAATGCAAAAGTCCTTTTCTAAAAATTCGTGCGGCGGCGTTTTCGTATTTTGTAGTGGCGTGGTGTAGGTGGGCGACTTCTAAGCCCACCACACCACCACAAACGAAAAAATTGACCTGTCAATCCCCGTAGGGGATAAAACCTTGATTTGACAACTTTCACCCTTGTCAATTTCGTGTCAATTTCGACGAAATTGACAGACAGCTTGTCAATTTCGTTGTTGTCAAGCACGAAATTGACAGACAGCTTGTCAATTTCGTTGTCAATTTCGTACTTGACACACACCTGTCAAGCCTTGACAGTCGAAATTGACAGTTGACAAATTTTTCAGTGATAGATAAAAGTACCATTTGTGACATTTATATTCAGCTT